AAAAACACGTTTTTCAAAACGGCGGCACCGTTTACGCTACTAGCTGCTATAAAGGTTCGGAATGTTACGCCCAAAAACTTAAAAGAATTATAAAATTTTATAACTTACAAAGATTTGATAACAAAAATTTTAAATAATGGCATTTAAAACGGTAATACTAGACGCGGGGCACGGCGGAATAATAAACGGCGAATATCAAACAAACGGTAAAAGGTCCCCAATTTGGCCCGACGGTTCGCGGCTATACGAGGGCGAATTTAACAGAGCAATAAAAGCCCGAATTATAGAAAAGCTAACCGCCGATAAAATTAACTATGTAGACATAAACCCAGAGGCCAAAGACATAACCCTAACCGAGCGAGTAAACAGAGCAAACAAAATAAAAGATTCTTTTTATGTCTCTATACACGCTAACGCGGGCGGGGGTAAAGGATCGGAAATATTTATAGCAGAAAACGCAAGCCGAGCGAGCCAATTAATAGCAGAAACGGCGGCGACTGAGTACGAAAAAATATTTTTACCCCTTTTAAGTTCTAATTTTGGCTATTATTGGCGGGGTGTAAAACGGGCAAATTTTACCGTTATTAGTAAAACAAAAATGCCCGCCGTGTTGTTTGAGTGTTTTTTTATGGACAACAAAACCGAGTGTTTAGAACTGCTATTAACTAAAGAGGGCCGCGACCTTTGCGCCAAGTGGATATACAACACAATTGTAAAAACAATTAATTTCGTTTAATGAAGCCCCAAAATATAGCGTATATTGTTCAAATGTCTGTTATTTTTTTACTATTTTTGTATATTGTCTTTAAAAATAATAAACCGCCGTTAGGGGTTGATTATGAGCGCATACAAGCGGAAACACAAAAAGCAATAAACGAACTAAAAGGCGAATTTATAACGCTGCAAAAGGCAAGTAAAAAGCTATATTTAAAACTCGATAGCCTAAATTTTGCCGTGCCACTTGAAAAGCAAAAAATAAAAGACATAAACACCCAAATAAATAAACTAAATGAAAACTTTAATAAAAGTAATATTAATTATATTGATAGTTCAGACGTGTTTTTATTGCGCCGTTTGTCAAGACCATAATAAAAAGCTATGTTTAGAGCGCCATATTATGCAAAATATAGCCTTAAAATTAGACTCTTTTGACTTACTAAAGGAATTGCAACCGCACCAAGAAAAGCGCTTTAAAACGTGCGAAAATTTAACAAGGGTACAAAGCGAAATATTACAAACGCAAACCGAAATAATAAATAATAAAGCGGATCAAATACAAAACTTAAAAATTACCGCAGACAAACACAAACAAACTATTAAAGTAAACACCGAACACATAAACCAATTATTAAAACAAAATAAACGGGTTAAAACGGCCCAAAAAATAACGCTTGCAGGCGGTGGCGTTCTGACTTTAGGATTAACAACCGCCCTATTAATAACATTATTACAATAAATTTATTAACAACTAAAAACGTAAAAAATGGAATCTTTAAAAATCGAAGGCGTAATTACTAAAATAATGCCAACCGAACAATTAACCGAAACCTTTAAAAAGCGAAATTTTGTACTTGAAACAGACGAAAAGTACCCGCAAAAAATTAAATTTGAATTAACCCAAAACAACACCGAAATAGTAAACGACATTAAAAAACAAGTAAACGCCGTTGTTTATTTTAATGTCAGAGGCCGCGAATACACAAGCAAACAAACCAACAAAATAGATTATTTTGTTAGCCTTAACGTTTGGAAGGTAGAAACAAGCCCATTAACCCCCGAAGTGCCCGAGGAAATAAAAGCGGCTAAAACGCTATCAGAGGCAACAACGGGCGCGGATCTTAGCGGTGACGATTTACCCTTTTAATTATGACCGAGGAAACAAAAAAACTAATAAACCGCCTACAATCAGAAAACAATTTTTTAAAAGAGGTGATTAAAAACAACTATAAACGGGCTTTACAAGCGTTAAATTTTATTAATAGTGATAATTTCGCACATAGTGAACCCGAAATACTAAGCGAGCCAACCGCAGAAAAACGCGAAAATTTTGAATAGTTGGCATTTTGAATATTAAACCCGCCCGCAAATGTAGGCGGGTTTTTTTGTGTTATAAAAATAAACGTGTAACCCCCCTTTTTTTATTGGTGCCTTTTTTGTATATTTGAATAATTAAACTTTTGCACCATGTCAATAGACAAAGCCTTACAAAAAATATTTGAGCAAAAAAACATAATAGAGGCCCTAAGAAAACAACAAAGTAACCTATTACAAGCATTAATTTACAAAATTTATATAATAAAAAGTTACAACCCTATAAAGCGGTTTTTTATACAAGGGCGATTATTAAAGGATTTGATCGAAACAATAGAAAACGCCATAGATGAACAAAAAAAATAACCCAAGCGAAAATATAAATTTTTAACCCTCTGAGTCTGAGACGCCTTTAAATATTTTATTAGCTTGGGTTTTTAAAATAAAAAGGGGGTTATTTTTTCATAGTTAATAACCTTGTTTTTGTTGTTAATAGTTTAGATTGGGGCGGCTTAGTTTACCGCCCCTTATTTTTATAATATGGAAATTGAAAAAATAAACATTAATTTAACCCCGTTACAAGCCGCAGAACTTAGCCAATTTTTAACGAATGCGAGCGAACGCATACAAGCCCAAGCAACCACGCGGGGCCGCATTGACTTTGACGAAAAACTATTTATTGATTCTGCGAGCGCTTTTACAAAAGAATTACAAAGGCACCTAAACGCGGGCATTTATAGCCGAATTCTTGACGACTACGAACAAGCCGAAGAAATACACCGTTTAACAAATAATAATTAAAATTATGGCAGGGCGTAAAAAAATAAATATCAATTGGCAAAGAGTAGACAAAGCCCTAGAGGCGGGGGCGAACGGTGTACAATGTGCGGCAATGCTTGGGGTTCACCCCGATACGCTTTATAATAAGTGCAAAGAGGCCCATAAAATGGATTTTTCAGCCTATCAACAAATAAAAAGGGAGGCAGGCAATGAAAAACTATTAGCCGCACAATATAACCTAGCTATAAAAGAAAATGACAGAAGTATGTTAATTTGGTTAGGTAAACAAAGACTTAACCAAGCAGAAAAGCGCGAAGTAAAAAACGAGTTTAACGGACTTAATTTTAAAATTGTAGAGGATGCCGACGGCGATTAGTACAATAAAAACAAATAAAATTTATACTAAGTATTGCGCCAATTATAAGGGGCGTTACTTGGCTTTGTTTGGTGGTGCGGGTTCTGGTAAAAGCGTGTACGCCGTGCAAATGTTTATTAAGCGCCTAGTTAACGAAAAAGACGCAAACCATAAGTTTATGTTTGTTCGCAAAGTTGCCCGAACTATTAAAGATTCAATCTTTGAACAAACAATATTAATTTTAAAAGAACAAGGCTTTTACCAATTTTGTAAAATTAACAAAGTAGAAAAAGAGGTAACTTTTGAGCCTAACGGTAATAAAATTATAATGCTCGGGTTAGATGATCCAGAAAAAATAAAAAGTATTAGCGGCGTTACGGGTATATTTTGCGAAGAAATAACAGAGTTAAACGAAAACGATTTTTTACAATTAGATTTAAGGCTAAGGGGCAAACATAAAACGCCCTTACAATTTGTTTACGCGTTTAACCCCGTAGATAGTGCCCATTGGCTTACTAAGTACGTAGAACCGCAACTAAAAAAACGCATACCCGAAAACATTAAAAACCTAGAGTATTTAAAATCGGGCAAGGTGTGGCAATTTACAAAAGTTACCGAGGACAAAAACGAGTTAACAACGCGGGTAATAAATACAACTTATAAAGATAATAGGTTTATAGATAACGACTATAAAAGCCAATTAAAGTTACTTTCTAGTGTATCAGAAGTTTACCACGAAGTATACGAGCGGGGCCGCTGGGGACGCGTTAAAACGGGCGATTTATTCGCGCACGCTTTTAACCCTGCAAAGCATTTAAAAGAAAACACCGAGCGCAACGAACAAAACACGCTACATTTTAGCGTCGATTTTAACGTTAGGCCATACATGAGCGGTTTAATTATTGAACTTGAATACATAAGCGGCGGCTTTTGGGCGGGCTTTTCTAATTATTGGCAATTAAAAGTAATAGACGAAATAGCAAACACGCACCCAAGAAACACGGCCCACGAATTAGGGGCCGAATTAATAAGCCGCTACGATGTACAAAGCGGCTTTTTTCTTTACGGAGACGCGAGCGGAAATAAAAGCCTAGGGGTAAAAGACACTAAAACACATTTTTACGACTTAAAGCAAGGTTTAGGGCATATTAAAAATAATTGTGCTGAGCGCATACCAAGCCAAAACCCGCGCTTTAAATCAATAGCTCCAAACTCATTAGGCCGTAAGGCGTTTTTAAATTTATTGTTTAGTGGTTCTTTACCGTGTAGAATTATAATAAATTCTAAAAAATGTACTAACTTTATTAACGATTTAAAATACTGTTTGCAGGACGGAAGCGGGCGACTATTAAAAAAGAAAAATAAAGAAGGATTCGAGGAACGCGGCCACCACTTAGACGCATTTCAATATTTTATATGTCACCCCGATACGTTGGGGTATTTAGCCAAAATCAAAAAATAATGGACAACAAAACAAAACGCGTAATACACGGCTATACACACGCCAAATATACAACCGTTACCGAGTTAAGCGCCTTTTATTCGCAAATAGTAACGGGCAAAGGTTACGGCGACTTAATAGTTAATTATAAACCCCGTGAAACGGACAAGCAAAAAGCCCAACGCGTAGAAATAACCCAGAACCGTACTAAATCAATAGCGGGCAAAGTTGAGGGCTTTTTTAAGCGTGTTTTTAGAGCGGATAAATTAAAATTAGACGTATCACACGAAGACGACGAAAAAGGGGCGCAAATAGCCCAATATTTAACAAAATACGGCAACGACGGCCAAAGCCTTTTAAATTGGTCCGAGGAAACGGCCCTGTTTTATAACAATATAGACCCTAACGCCTTTTATTGGGTGCGCCATACAATAGCCGACGGCGTCGATTATTTTGCGCCCTTTGTGTTTACGTCTAGCGAGGTAAAAGATTATAGCATTAAAAAAGGCGTTGTTAATTATTGCGTTTGCCAATTAGCCGAAAAGGTACGCTATACGGTGGACAATAGCCAAAAGGAAAAGCAAATAGATATTTACTATACTTTTACAACTGACGGCCTAGAAATAGCCTTACAATTAGACGCCGAAATACAAAAAAATACAGAGTTTTACGAGCAATTCAAAGACGAGGCGGGCGCATTTGGTCAAGTGCAAAAGGTAAAAGATAAAAATTATATTGTACTTTTTGAGCCGTCAGATTCTAAAACGGTGCCCGTGTCTCGCATTGGTTACAAGCACGACAAAACAACGGGCGGTAAAACTTACGTTAGTTTCTGGGACTCAGCAACAGAGGAATACAAACAGTTAGTAAATAGGGGTAGTGAATATGATCTAAGCTTAACATTACACGCCTTTTTGCAAAAGGTCCAATACTATACGCCGTGCGAGTACCAAGATAGCGAAACGCACGCAATATGTAGGGGCGGCACATTGCACCCAAGCGGCGAAGATTGCCCCGCGTGTAGTGGAACGGGTAAACAAGTACATACAAGTAGTCAGGACGTAATAGAAGTACAATTACCAAACGAACACGGCGACCCCGTAGGCGTTAGCCCTAAAGATTTAGTTTTTTATGTAGACGTGCCCTTCGATATAGTAAAGCAGCAAAAAGAGGACGTAACGCAATACACCCCCAAAATTATAGAATCTATTTTTGGCGTAGACATTAGCCACCAACAAAGCGGCAACGCAACGGCCACCCAGATAAACAATTATTACGACACGGCGCAAGATTCACTATACGAGTTTACCAAAAGCCCAAGGCGTTTATTTTTGTTCACGGTCCAAATAATAGCCGAGGCCCTACAAATTGAGGACTTAAAAAGCGAATTATTATATACCAACGAATACGACTTAGAGAGCGAAAACTATTTAGTAAACCTTTTAAAAATAGCCAAAGAAGCGGGCGCAAATAGCGAGGCAATAGAAAACATTAACAAGCGGCTAAACGTTAAACAGAACCGAACAGATAGCGCATATTTTAGCGTTTATAATGCTATGAGAAAATTTGAGCCGTTCGCAACAATACCCGCAGAATTAAAAACGCAAATAGTTTTAAATTTGCCCGATAGTTCTATACAAAAAGCGCTATTTTTAAACTTTAAAGAAATAACCGAGGACATACTAAACAATGAGCCCGCTTTTTTAATTCTGGACTATAACAAACAAAAAGAAATAGTAAACGACAAGGCCGCAACGTATGCCGCCCAAGCCGTAAAGGATAATAGCGTTAGTACAATTAGCGAGTTAAACAAAAACGCCTTTAATTAATGGACAAGCCGCCAACAATAACGGATTTAAATAAGCGAGGAAACAAGCGACGGGCAACGGTAAAAGAAGCACAAAAAGGGCTAATTAAAAAAAGTGGTATATTACAACGCACTTTAAACGCTTACGTAATAAATGAATTAATACAAAGTTTAGACAAAGACAAAGACAACAATTTAAAAAATACTAGCGAAAATTTAAAAAAGATTAACAAAGCGGCAAAGCTAAAAAGGTTAATAAAAAACGTAATTAATGCCGCGCTTTACGATTATTATATAAAAGAGTTTAGCAAAATTACAACGCAAACAATTAATTATTTTAGCCCCTTTGAACCTACACCCCAAGCGGTGGAACGTATAGAGGGACGCGGGGACACTATAACGGCGGGTTTTTTAGATGAACTTTTCGACAATAACCAAATAAGCCGCAGCATACAACAAACGATAACAAAAGGTATTACAAGCAATCAAAACGTTACAGACATTAAAAGCGTATTAACGGACCAAATAAAGGGCAAAAACGACAAATTAGGGTTATTACAAAGCTACCATTATCAAAACGGGTTTAACGAATTGCAAGCCCAAGCGCGGGCCCTAGATAACGAGTTTAGCAAAGCCTTAGGCTTGAATTATGCAATTTACCAAGGCGGCGAAAAGACAACAACCCGCGATTTTTGCAGCAATAGGGTAGGCGGCGTTTATACACGTGAAGAAATATTACAGTGGAACCACACCCCCGCCACGTGGTCGGGACGTATGGAAAACAACGATATTTTAATTGACTTGGGCGGGTGGAATTGTGGCCACAAATTGGGGTGGATAACTTACGAACTTGCTAAGCGAATGAACCCCGCAATTGAAAAAAGTAAATACGACAACGATTAAATAAATGGCAACTTTATATAAATATTATCTTAACGGCTACGAGTACACCCCAACCAATACGGGCGGCTTTACCTTCGATATTAGCTTAGATAAAAGCGACGGGGCCCACCAATATATAAAAGAGTTAAACGGATCGATTAACTTTAAAAATGCCGCCTATGATTATATTTTAAAACACGGCGACACGCAAAAAATAGAATTAACAATTAAAGAGTTTAACGAGTTGGGCACGTTTTTAATTTTTGACTTATTCTTTACCCTTAGAGATTGCAAAATAAACCCAGACCAGAAAACAATAGAAGTAAACCCAAAACAAAACACGCTTTTTAATTGCTTAAAAGATAATTACGATAGGGAGTTTAATTTTTTAGAGGTTCCAACGGTTGTAAGTTCTTTGTATAGTTACGACGTGTCACAAATTGAGTTTTTAGCACATAGTAAAGACGCATATAACCCGCCTTTTTATGGCTCATATATTTTGTGTAATGGCACAAGCCCTCTTTTTAGCCAAAAACTTTTTGGACGCGAAAAGCGTACAACGTATTGCAACGCAGGCAAGCCGCAAGCACCAAGCGGCACGGGTTGGGAGTTATACGCCGACAATTGCGCGGGTAAAAATATAGCCACCTATTACCGTAAACCCTTGGTTTTAGATGATGCGCCGAACAAGTCTTGTTTAATTAGTTTTAATTATACCACTTGTACGGGTGGCGGTTGCACCGTGCCAACGCCTGCAAGCCCTTTAGGGACTGAGAATTGGCATAATTTTAAGTTATTAGTTAGCAGTACGGCGGCCTTTGCTTATTGGGTGGACCTTAACAGTATACCAACAAACACAAAAAACCTAAATAACGGGCGTAACTTGGTGGACGTTATTAATTACGGATTGAATAAAAATTGCGGCGCTTTAGATTTGCAAAGCGAATTTTTGACCAACTTAACAAACCCCGTAACAAACAAAACCCCAAGCACTACCGAGGGCCTACAAATACACGCAATAAGCGACATAAAAGACCCCGACGCCACCGAACCCGCAACGCTTGAAAATATAACAATAAGGCGTATTTTAAACGATTATGTAAGCAGTAAATTAAATTGTTTTTGGCGGGTTGACGAAGGCACGCAAAGGCTAATAATTGAACATTACAACGATTTAAACGCGCAAGGGGTAACCGATTTAACAACTATAAACGGGGGTAAATGGCTAGAATTAAAAAACCGTTACGAGTACGACAATAGCGACACGCCAAAAGCCGAGGCGTTCCCCTCTTTAGACTCTAGTATAGACTTTACGGGCGTAGATATAGAGTACAACAACGACGCGGCCCACGGGGTAAAAACTTATAATACAGAGTCTTTTTATAGTGAGATTGAAAGTATATTAAACAACCCCGAAGATTACCCAAACGACGGGGCCGCAATCATTACGCCGCTCAGTTTGGCCCCGCCCGAAGCATCGACGGGCACACGGTCAGAAGTTGGCGCAATTACGGGCGATTATCGGCCGAACGCCCCGCAGGGTATGGCAAATTTACATTTAAAGTTTTGGCCATATTACCGCCCTTTTGATTTTGGTAAGCTGAATTTTACAAATAGGGCATTTAATAAAGTTAAGCCCGTAAAAAAATTAGAATCGTTAACGGTGCCGCTTTGTTGTTTTTTCTTTTTTGCCCCTTATAGCGCATTTAAAACAAACAATTTTACAAACGGCGAATTACAAAGCGCAAGTTTTAACCCTAAAAGTGGTTTTATAACCTTAGAAATATTATATTAATGTCGAGTATACACATAATAAATAGAAGCACTAAAAGCCATAGCGGCGGCGGCTTGCCGTTTTACCCGCCTACGGTTTTTCCGTTCCCAGATTCGGGCGCTTTTTCCCTTAGCAATATGCTAATATTTAGCGCCGTAAATATGGGTTTTAATTCAGATTTAGGCCTTTGGTATGTGCCACAAGATAAAATACCTACTTTTCAATTATTTTTAGACAACCCCGATTTTATACGGTTTGATTATATCGAAAGTTTAGGCGGTGGCAAATTTACGGGGGCAAGTTTTACGCCGAGCGGATCGCCCCTAACAATAACACCAATAAAAAAAGACGGCGTACAAAAATATATTTATGAGTCTAGCGACTCGACAACGCTAAGCCCTGCGGCCCCCGTAGGTCGTTATATTTTGCGTTTAGAACATTCAACCGCCGTATATTATAGTGAGGAATTTTTAGTAAAAACGTGTTGTTAATATGGATTTAACAGAGTTCGCAAATAAACTAAGGCAAGCAGCCGAAGAAATAACCGCACAAAGGCAAACCGAATGCGCCCGAATTGCTAACGATGCAGCGCAAGCGGTACGCATTAGAGTGGAAACGGACCAAACAACCGCCGAGGGTGGCAGCTTTGGCACCTATTCGCGGGCCGTTGTGCCGCGTTGGATGTATTACGGGCGTTCAGCGTCTGGCGGTGCAGAAAACACAATAAAAGCGGGGCCGTGGTTCCAAAGTTACGCCGATTTAAGAGCGGCCAACAACTTAAACAACGACGAAATAGATTTTAAATTCACGGGGCAATTATGGGACGAAACGGGGGTAACAAGCATAAAAGACGACGGCGAAAAGTGCACCGCCTCAATAGGGGGCCAAACGGCATATAGTGCCGAATTGTTGGGCTATCATAACGCCCGTTTTGGCAATATTTTAGAGTTAAGCGAAATAGAAGAAAACAAAATTTACGACGCACACCGCGAGCGGATAACAAATATTATTAATAAGTATTTACTATGAAAATAAAATATTTAATAGATACAATTTTAAGCCCACAAATTAAGGCGCTTGCATGGGTGGACAAGTACGCGGGCATTGTAAAAACTATTAATATAGCCGTAGACAACCAAACCGACAAGGGCGAAATAAAGCGTTACCCCGTAGCGTGCGACGTACAAAACGGCGACTGTGTAAACACGGGCTTATATAACGAACTGACGCCCGACGATAGCAAAAGCAGCGTTTTATATTGGGAGTTAATAAGCCCCGCCACTAATTCGGGTTTTACTAAAACAAAAGATTTTTATACTAAACGGTTTAAGGGTACGGCGCGGCTTGTGGTTTGGTTAAACCTTGCAAAATTGGGCCTTACTGAGTGCAACGGCGCAATTAATACGTTACCGATTTTAGAAAAGATAATAACCCAAAAGGGCAAAATTTTAAGCGGCATTTATGAAGGCTCTATGTTATGGGTCGAGCCGCGCGCGGTGGTAAAACAAGATATACAAACCGTTTTCGGTGCCTACGACTACCCAAAATTAAAAAATTATTATCTTTACCCGTTTGACTTTTACGCTATTGACGTTAATTTTACTCTGGATCAATGCTTAGCAAAGGGCGGCACCTTTGCGCCTTTGGTCCCCTTGGATTGCGTTAATGTAAAACCAATAACGCCGCCGCAGTCAGCAAGTCAGGTACTTTGGTTAAAAGCCGACACGGGAATAAATGCAGGCGCCCCCGTCGAAGGTGACAATGTTTATAAATGGGCCGACCAAAGCGGCAATAATAACGACTTTGAGCAGGCAACCGCAACGAGCCAACCCATATACAATAAAAATATAATAAACGGTAAACCCGCTTTAACGTTCGACCTAAAAAGGTTAGAACTCAGCGGCGCCGCATTGTTCGGCGATAATTATACTATTTATTGCGTATTTAAAACAACGGCAAACGAAACGGCAACCCCTTATAAAACGGTTTTTAGTTTTAGCAATAATGGCATTTTTGCCCAAGGGTTGGGGCGTGTAGGTATGGCAATAGATAACGGCTATACAAATTTTTATTATGACGATAGACTAGCCCGCACGGCATTAATAAGCCATGATACAAACGCCCATTATTTTACAATCAGCAACGGCGACGTAGACGGAACGGCAAAAAAGCAGGTTTACGCCGACGGGGTCCAATACATAGACGGCAGCGCTTCGATAGATTCGAGCCAAACAGAGCACTTTATTGGGTCTTGGAACGGACAACACGGTAATTTCCAAATTGCCGAGTTAATAGCCTACAACGTAAAACATACCAACGCCGAGCGCGAAACGGTCGAACTTTATTTAAAAACAAAATATAATTTATAATGATTATAGGAGTAATTAGCCCAAGCGAACCAGAATTAAACGATATATCCGAGCGCATACACGCGGCCCTAAGTGCGGCCCCCGTGCGATATGTCGCGCAACGTTACACCGAATTAATTAATAAGCCTAATACGGATTTGTACGCGGTGGAAATATTACAAAAACCCGACTATTACCCCGTTATCATGGACACTTTAACAGAGCAGGAAAAAAGCCAAATAGCCGAGTTAACGCCCGATTGGTTTTAATATTATTATTATGGATTTACTTTTTTTAAAAATATTGTTTGTAAGTGCGGCCATATCTTGGGCCTATGTGGACAAATTAACGGCTAATTATGGCCTTTTGGATTGCTTGCCGCAGTATTACCCCAAAAAATTAGAAAGGCTTTTAAATTGCGCTTTTTGTTTGTCTGGGTGGCTAAGTTTGGCGGGTGTTATAGTATTTTTTAAAAGTTTTGGTAATTATTTTATTTTAGCGGCTTTAGTTGCCCCGTTTTGTGGCATGGCAGCGGTTAAAATATTGTTTTATAGATAAAAGGAAATTTAAAAACGATAAAAAACGGTAATTTATGGGCGACGTATTAGCCGAAAAGTTCGAAGAAACGTTAAAAAAAATAGGCGCTATTAATGCGCCCGTTTCACTGATTGAAAACGGCAAATTTAAAAAGCAATTTGAGGCAAACGGCACAAAGTATATTATTATGAGCGCGGACAAGGTTTTTAATATAGACAGGCAGGTAGCGTATCACAATATAGAAACGGCCTTCGCGCTTAACCAAACCCCTACAAGCATAAAACAAAGATTTGTAAAAACTTGGAATACAATTATAAAATTAATGCAAGCAACGGGGGGCGAGTGGCGCGAGTTGATGAACGATTTATTAAGGGACGCACTAAATAACGTTGATAGTTTTAAGG